CAAAAAGTTATACACGTTTCGGACAACACCCCCCAGAAAAAACGCTGTAACCCCATGAATCTAAAAGAGAAACCCATGCAAACATGGGTCATTAGCAAAGTAAATTTAGACCAAACAACAAAGTAAGAAAAAGTTTCCCGAACGGGAAGAATGTAAGAAAAAGTAGCCAAAAATAGGAAAAAGTGCGTGATCGGGAAATTATTAAATGACTCATTAATAAGGCTTTAACCTACTTAAGGACTCATTAATAAGTCAACAAAATGGTAAATAAACCCCCAAACTGCCCCTATTTGTCAACAAAATGGTAAATAGCCACTAAATATGTCAACAAAATGGTAAATAGCCACTAAATATGTCAACAAAATGTGTAATAGACTACACACAAAAACAAGGCCATATTAGAGTCACATAACTGCCTAAAATAGGGGTATGAAGATACGGATCAAAAAAGTCGACATCCGCCACGAGCCAAATAGGACTACGATCTTGTATCTTCAGAAAAAGTGCTTGCCCATGGATAACCCGTATAAACCCGAAGTAGGGTACTGGTGGATTGCTTATGATGAAAATGACAAACCCGTTGGCTTTGCAGGTCTTGTACGTTCAATTACTTGGTACGACTGCGGGTATCTGTGCCGGGCAGGTGTCTTATACAGCCATACAGGACATGGTTTGCAAAAGCGCCTCATTAATGCTAGATTACGTCAGGCCAGAAAACTCGGGTGGAAGTGGGCAATAACTGACACTACAGATAATCCAGCCTCTAGCAATTCCCTAATAAATCAAGGGTTTAAGTTATACGAACCCACCAAGCCTTGGGGCTATAAGCACAGCTTGTACTGGAGAAAGAGATTAGATGCCGTACAAGGATCCGCTCGTTAGAAAACTAAAACGCGCAGAATACAGCGAAAAACACTACCAGAAGAACAAAGAGGCAATAAAAGCTAAGGCCTCTAAACTAAAAAGAAATAAGCGGGTTGAGTGGAGCTTGTTTAAAAGTACGTTTAAGTGCGCTGTATGTGGGTTTTCCCACCCTGCAGCAATAGATTTTCACCACATTAACTATGACAAATCTAACCGCAAAGTAAACACACTAGCGCAAAACGGCAACTACAAAGCCGCCAGAGAAGAGATAAAGAAGTGCATACCCCTGTGTGCTAACTGCCACAGAATCCACCACCATGAGGAACGGGCAAACAAAAAGAAACTTAAAGGTATCAAAAAGAAAAAGAAAAACAGCCCATAGGTATAATTTGCACACTTAGTCACGTGAGTCGTGCGGGGGTGGGCACGATGATTTCCACCCCACCAAAAAAATGTGTATACTGCACCCATCAAGCCTCCACTAAGGTTTTATGCAAATACCAATCGAGCCAAACCTCGACATAGCTGTACCAGTCAACGCTTACCCGCAAAGCGGAGATAACTACGAAGAGCGATTAAAGATCGCTGGGAATACTGCACTCATGCTAAGTGAACTTGGTTTGGATGACGATATCTCAGATGATGAAGCTGACCAAGCTGCTCAGATGATTGCTGCACTAAAGCCAGCAGAACGCAAAAAATCTCCAGCCACTAAAGAAGAGTCAAAAGCACTACAAAGAACCGGCGTAGCTCTTAAGCTAAGTGCCTATCTAAGTGAGTACGAGAAGCAAGTAGTTGCTGACAAGGTTCAGGTACGCACCATAGTAGTCAATAGGTTGATGGAGATCAGCCAGGACGATGACAACAAGGTTGCCCTTAAGGCACTAGAGCTCCTTGGAAAAGCGTCGGACCTGTTTACTGAGCGTTCTGAGATTACTATTACCCACAAAACTAGTGATGAGCTAAAGCAGGCCATTAAAGCGCGCATTCAACTGCTAATGCAGAACCCAATGAAAACCATCCCTACTGATAATGAGCGCAGACTAGCCACACTGTCGGACCAGAACGTTACTGTAATAGACGTAGTGGACATGGAACCAATCCCAAAAGATGACTAAGTTAGACGAGCTTAGTAAAGAGGAGCTGCAGTATCTCCTTGATAACCTTGATAATTTAAAGCCGGCTGAGCTGCGCGCCCTAGATGTAGAGACTTTAGAAGCCCAAGAAGTTGTGGATCGGGAAAGTTGCCAAGAAAATTTTATGGATTTTGTGCATAAAGTGTGGCCTAGCTTCATTGACGGGGCCCATCATAGTGAGATGGCGGCAGCTTTTGAAAGGGTAGCGAATGGGCAGTGCAAGAGACTTATTATTAATATGCCTCCTCGGCATACGAAGAGCGAGTTTGCTTCTTATTTACTACCCGCTTGGTTTTTGGGTAAATTTCCAAAGAAGAAAATCATCGAAACGGCGCACACTGCAGAGTTGGCGGTTGGGTTCGGGCGAAAAGTACGTAACTTGGTTGATTCGGACGTGTATAAGTCCATTTTTCCGGGAGTTGGGCTTCAGTCCGATTCTAAAGCAGCAGGCCGGTGGGCGACTAACCAGGGCGGAGACTATTTTGCTATCGGTGTGGGTGGAGCAGTTACGGGTAAAGGCGCGGACATCCTCATTATTGACGACCCTCACTCAGAACAAGAAGCAACCCTAGCGGAAAACAACCCCGAGGTATACGACAAAACATACGAATGGTATACATCAGGCCCTCGTCAGCGTCTGCAACCAGGTGGGGCCATTATTATTGTGATGACGCGGTGGTCTAAGAAAGACTTAACGGGTCAAGTGGTAAAAGCAGCTCGTCAAAGGTCGGGCGAAGAGTGGGAAGTTATTGAATTTCCAGCAATTTTGCCTGACGGAGACCCACTTTGGCCTGAATTCTGGTCACTTAAGGAGCTAGAAGCGCTTCGCCAGGAATTACCCAACGGTAAATGGATGGCTCAGTACATGCAGAGCCCAACTTCAGATGTTTCAGCTATTGTTAAGCGAGAATGGTGGAAGCTCTGGGAGCATGAGGACCCTCCGTTGTGTGAATTTACTATTCAAAGTTGGGATACGGCCTTTTTAAAGACCCAAAGGTCAGATTATTGTGCTTGTACGACTTGGGGAGTGTTCTATCAGGACAACGAACGGGGCGTTATGGTACCAAATATCATCTTGCTGAACTCATTTAAGAAACGCATGGAGTTTCCAGAGTTAAAAGCGATGGCATTTGAACACTATAAAGAATGGGAGCCTGATGCACTGATTGTTGAGGCTAAGGCTTCTGGTGCCCCACTAGTTTTTGAGTTGCGCGCTATGGGTATCCCTGTTCAAGAATATGTTCCAAGCAAAGGCAGCGATAAAATTGCCCGTTTGAACGCAGTTGCTGATATATTTGCATCTGGGAGAGTATGGGTTCCAAATACGCACTGGGCCGACGAGCTGGTTGAAGAAACAGCTAGTTTTCCATCAGGCGAGCATGATGACTTAGTGGACTCTATGACTCAGGCGATGTTGCGCTTCAGAAGGGGTGGCTTTATTAGCTTAGATAGTGATGAGCCAGATGAGCCGAAATATTTTAAATCGTATAAAAACGCTGGATATTACAACGTATGACAACGCAGAAGTTTATGGGTAGGAACCAGATGCTACAAAGGCTTGCTGCTCAAGTTGGCAGTGAGGCTACGGCTATTGAGATACTCCAGAAACGAGGGCACCTAAAAGCGGATGGCAAAACATTTACAGCAAAAGGGGCGGCGCGCAATTCTATGACTGCAGAAGAACGTGCTATAGATAGAGCAACAAAAATTTCGGGTAAAAGCGCTAGTGCGTACGAATATAACCCAAAAACAAACAGAGCGACACTTAGGAAATAATTATGGCTATTGAAAAAGGTTTGTACGCAGCTCCCCTCGGGATTGCGGATATTGAGAACGAAGATACTCCGGATATGGAGATCACGATTGAGGACCCAGAGTCTGTTGAGTTAGACATTGATGGGAACCCAATCCTTAAGATTGAGCCTGAAGAGCCTAGCGACGACGACTTTGACGCAAACTTGGCCGAGTATATGGACGAAGGGGAGCTGACCCAGTTGTCAGGTGATTTGATTGGTGAGTTTGATGAAGACATCAGTTCACGCAAAGACTGGATACAGACCTACGTCGATGGCTTGCAGTTGTTGGGTATGAAGATTGAAGAGCGCATGGAGCCTTGGCCAGGTGCCTGTGGTGTATATCATCCGCTTTTATCAGAGACACTGGTTAAGTTCCAAGCTGAGACCATCATGGCTATCTTCCCAGCCGCAGGTCCAGTTAAAACACAGATCATAGGTAAAGAGACCCCAGAGAAAAAAGCTGCAAGCGAACGGGTTCAGGCTGATATGAACTACCAGCTTACAGATGTGATGCAGGAATACAGGCCTGAAACAGAGCGCATGCTCTGGGGCTTGGGTTTATCAGGTAATGCGTTTAAGAAAGTTTATTTTGACCCGTCGCTAAACCGTCAGGTTTCTATGTTTGTACCGGCTGAGGACTTAGTAGTTCCTTACGGTGCGGCGTCACTAGCACAAGCACCACGTATCACTCACGTAATGCGCAAGACAAAGAACGAGCTACGCAAACTACAAGTAGCTGGTTTTTATAAAGATATTGACCTACCTGACCCGGCTGACTCTTTTGACGAGATTGAGAAGAAGATTGCGGAGAAGATGGGCTTTCGTGCATCGACTGACGACCGCTATAAATTGTTGGAGATGCAGTGTGACTTGGATCTGGAAGCATACCCTGATGTAGATAAAGATGGGGAGCCTACAGGTATTGCTCTGCCATATATTGTGACTATTGAGAAGTCATCTGGTGAGATCTTGTCGATTCGTCGTAACTGGAGACCAGAAGATGAAAATAAACAAAAACGTAATCACTTTGTTCACTACGGTTATATCCCTGGCTTTGGCTTCTATTGTTTTGGTCTTATTCATCTTATCGGTGCTTTTGCTAAATCAGGTACTTCTATCCTCCGTCAATTGGTTGATGCCGGCTCACTTAGCAACTTGCCAGGTGGCTTTAAGACCCGTGGACTGCGTACCAAAGGCGATGACACGCCAATAAGCCCAGGTGAGTTCCGTGATGTAGATGTACCAAGTGGAACAATGCGCGACAACATCATGCCGTTGCCGTACAAAGAACCAAGCATGGTATTAGCTGGTCTCCTAGATAAGATTATTGAAGAAGGCCGTAGGTTTGCATCGGCAGCTGACTTAAACATCAGCGACATGTCAGCTCAGGCTCCTGTTGGTACTACGCTAGCAATTTTGGAAAGAACGATGAAGGTGATGTCTGCCGTTCAAGCGCGCATCCACTATTCACTCAAAGAAGAGCTTAAGTTACTGCGTGACATCATTCGTGATTACACACCAGATGAGTACACTTATGAGCCAAACGAAGGTCCAGCACGCGCTAAGAAAACAGACTACGATAACTGTGAAGTCATCCCAGTCTCGGACCCAAATGCGTCAACAATGGCGCAAAAAATCGTTCAGTACCAAGCAGTACTCCAGCTGGCTCAAGGCGCACCACAGCTATATAATCTCCCTCTTCTGCATAGACAGATGCTCGATGTACTGGGGATTAAGAACGCTAACAAATTGGTCAAGCTACCGGAAGATCAGGTACCAGAAGACCCGATTAGCGAGAACCAGAATTTATTGATGATGAAACCCGTTAAGGCTTTCTTATACCAAGATCATCAGGCGCATATTACCTGCCACATGTCAGCGATGAAAGATCCAAAAATCATGCAGTTAGTGGGTCAGAACCCACAAGCTCAGGCTATGCAGGCAGCTATGATGGCTCACATTAACGAGCACATTGCCTATGAGTACCGCAAACAGATGGAACAAACTATGGGCTTTGAGTTGCCATATCATCCAGATGAGGAAGACTCAGACGAACGGGCAATGCCAGAGATGCTGGAAGTAGCTATTTCACAAAAAGCAGCCGCCGCTTCTCAGCAGTTACTCCAACGTGACACACAAGAAATACAAGCTCAGCAGGCTCAGCAGGCTCAACAAGACCCAATTATTCAGATGCAGCAGCAAGAGTTGAAGATCAAGCAGATGGAAGTTGATATTAAGAACCGTAAGCTCATTGCCGATGCGACTGCTAAAGCTGACCAACTAGCAATTGAACGCGAGCGCATTTTGTCCCAAGAGAAGATTGCGGGTATGAATGCTCAGATTAAAGTCATTTCAGATGACAAAACGCGCCAATCTAAAGCAGAAGAAATAGGAGCTAAGTTAGGGATTGATATGGCTAAATCCAAGGAACAATTCAATATTCAACGCATGCAGCGTAATCAACCTAAAAAGGGTGAAAACAAATGATGGATAAAACCTTAGAGCTACTAGATCAAAAACTAGAAACTCAAATTAAAGGTTTGCAAGATAGCTTGGGAACCGGTACAGCCAAAGACTTTGCCGACTACCAGTTTATGTGTGGGAAGATTCGAGGTCTTCTTACTGCGCAGATGGAACTAAATGACCTCGCAAAAAACCTGGAGCATTCAGATGAGTGAAATACTAATTGGATCAAACCCAAATAGTCCGCAAGTAGTAGGTAGTTATAGATACGAAGCAACAAACGAAGAAAAAGCTCGCCAACTCCCAACACCATCAGGCTATCGCATCCTCTGCGCTATCCCAGAAGTGGAAGAAGAGTATGAAAGCGGAATCCTCAAAGCAGACTCAACGATTAACTATGAAGAGAAGCTAGCTACTGTTCTATTTGTTGTTGACTTGGGCCCAGACTGCTATAACGATAAAACCCGTTTTCCGAACGGACCTTGGTGCAAACAAGGTGATTTCGTAATTGTCAGACCAAACGCTGGCTCACGACTATTAATTCATGGCCGTGAATTTCGAATGATTAACGATGACTCAGTGGAAGCCGTAGTTCAGGACCCACGTGGCATCAAACGCGCTTAAGGAGCACTAAATGGACAAAGAACAATTCAAGTTCCCCGACGAACAAGAAATCGAAGCTAAGGGTAAACCCTTAGAAGATGGTGAGATTGACATTCAGATCGAGGACGATACCCCACCAGAAGACCGCAATCAGAAGCCAATGCCTAAAGAAAAGGTAAAAGCTCTTGAGGATGCTACTGATGAAGAAGAAGCTGAACTAACCCCCCGAGACCAGAAAGAACGTCTTCAACAGTACAAAAAAGTCTGGCATGACGAGCGTAGAGCTAAAGAAGCTGCCCTGCGTGAGCAAACAGAAGCCATTGAACTAGCCCGTAGAGTGCTTGATGAGAACAAAAAACTCAAAGCACAGTACACCGCTGGCGAGAAAACTTACATTGAAACTGTACAGAGCCATACTGACACGCAAGTGACAATGGCTAAGCGTGAATACAAGGAAGCGCTTGAATCTGGCGATGCCGATCGTATTGTTGAAGCACAAAGTAGCCTTAATGACGCTAGCTATGCTGCACAGCAAGCAAAACAATTTAGGCCAACCGCTTTACAAGAAGACCAAAATGAAGTAAAAATACAGCAAGTAGAACAACAACGACCACGTATTGATGCCAAAACACAAGACTGGTTGGATGAAAATCCTTGGTATGGCACCAAAAAAGCTATGTCAAACTATGCTGTTGGTGTACATGAAGAACTAGTGGACGAGTACGGCAAAGATGTTGTTGGTACCGACCAGTATTACAGGCGCATAGATCAAACCATGCGCAGAAAGTTTCCTGAGTATTTCGATATTGAGGAAGAAGGCAGCACCCAGGCAGATGCTAAAGAGAATCAAACCCCTCAAAAGACTAGGCCAAGCACGGTAGTAGCTCCGGCAACGCGAAGCACGTCCTCCAAACAGGTACGGCTAAAGCAGTCGCAGATGGCCTTGATTAAAAAACTTGGCTTGAGCCCTGAGCAGTATTCCCGTGAAGTATTAAAATTGGAGGTTTAAAAAATGGCTACAAACAGAATCACTCGTGAATTAGAAACCCGTTCAACTTATGAGCGTCCTACCGCTTGGGCTCAACCAGAGCTCTTGCCAGAACCTGATAAGCAAGCTGGTTTTGCATATCGCTGGATCCGTGTGGCCACGCTTAACCAAGCAGACCCTCGTAATCTCTCCGCTAAACTGCGTGAAGGTTGGGAGCCAGTCCAGATTGAAGAGCAACCCCAGTTTCAAATGCTAGTTGATCCCAACAGTCGATACAAAGACAACGTTGAGATCGGTGGTTTGTTACTCTGCAAGACCCCTACTGAGTTTGTTGAACAACGCAACAAATTTTATGCCGACCAAACCCGCGCACAGACAGAGGCTGTAGATAACAATTTAATGCGCCAAAGCGACCCAAGGATGCCACTCTTTAAAGAGAGCAAGTCCTCGACTAGTTTTGGTAAAGGTAATAATTAATCTAATTAGGAGAATTAAATGGCTTATCCAACCATCTCAGCTCCCTATGGCTTTAAACCAATTAATCGTTTAGATGGCTTACCATACGCAGGAGCAACACGTCAGTACCCTGTTACTTCTGGTCAAGCAATCTATTTCGGTCAACCAGTGGTTTTGGCTGTGGGTGGCACAGTATCAGGCGATTCAGATTTAACAGCAGGAAATATTCTTGGTGTTGCAGTTGGTGTTCAATACACTAACTCATCTGGTCAACCAGTTCAGGCTCAATATGCACCAGCATCTGGCGTAACTAACGTTATTGCTTATGTTGTTGATGACCCTTCTGCTTTGTTCCAAGTTGCTATTACCGGTAACAACTCAACCATTACTGCAGCTGGCAAGAACATTGTCGGCACTAACGTAACAGGTATTGTTGGTACACCTAACGCAACAACTGGTAATGCTACTTCTTCCATTTATGGTGGTTCAGCTGCTGTTACAGCAACTTTCCCATTCCGTGTGGTAGCAGTCGTTCCAGCAACAGCAACCGGTGCAGATGCATTTGTGGAAGCAATCGTTAAGATTAACTTGTCACAACTTTTATCAACCACCGGCAACGCCGCATCTTAACCTAGGAGCTAAAAAATGGCTATTTCACGCGCACAACTACTGAAAGAGTTGCTCCCAGGACTGAACGCATTGTTCGGACTTGAGTATGCTACTTATCAACAAGAACACAAAGAGATCTACGAAACTGAGACCTCTGAGCGTTCTTTCGAAGAAGAAACAAAGCTGTCAGGATTCTCTGCTGCTCCTGTTAAAAACGAAGGTTCTGCCATCGCTTATGACAATGCACAAGAAGCTTGGACTGCACGCTACAACCACGAAACTATTGCCCTTGGCTTTAGCTTGACTGAAGAAGCAATTGAAGACAACCTCTACGATTCTTTGTCAGCTCGCTATACTAAGTCTTTAGCTCGTGCTATGGCATACACCAAGCAAGTTAAAGGTGCTGCAGTGTTGAATAACGGATTTACCGCTGGATACACTGGTGGTGATGGTGTTACATTATTCTCCGCTTCACACCCTTTAATTTCTGGTGGTGTTAACAGCAACATACCTTCTACCCCTGCCGACTTGAATGAGACTTCTTTGGAAGCCGCCGTTATTCAGATCAGCTTGTGGACAGATGAACGTGGTTTGTTAATTGCTGCTAAACCTAAGAAGTTGATTGTTCCACCTGCTCTCCAGTTCACGGCAACTCGCTTGCTTGAAACTGAATTGCGTGTTGGCACAGCTGATAACGACATCAATGCTATTAAGAACAATGGTTCGATTCCAGACGGTTACACCATTAACCATTTCTTGACCGACACAAATGCATGGTTCTTGACAACTGATGTACCTAACGGCATGAAGCATTTCGTTCGTACTCCTTTGAGCAACTCAATGGATGGTGACTTTGACACCGGTAACGTGAGATATAAATCACGTGAACGTTATTCATTTGGATGGTCTGATCCGCTTTCTATGTATGGTTCATCTGGAGCTTAATCCAGTAAAATCAAGCACTTATGCTAGATTGGAACCCCTCTTCGGAGGGGTTTTTTATTGTTATTTGTTAAGTTAATGTATTACCCGTATCGTAATTTGTAGCTGGTTGATTCGTAATATTACGAAATATATTTGACAATCTCCATCCATGTGGTACCTAAAAAAATCCAATAAACATCTTGCGCAAACGTAAAAAAGTAGTAAGATTGTAGAAACTGGGGAAACCCGTTTATTAGACTGCCCCAGCAGACGCATACGAGACTAATAAACGTAACTTTGTATGGAGAAATCTCATGGCATCCACAACTTTTTCTGGACCAGTAACGTCTACTAATGGCTTTATTGGCGCAGTTACAGGCAATTTAACTGGCAAAACCGCTATCGGTATTGTTACGCACACCCCAACAGCAATTAATGCAACTGCTACAGCTACCGCAGCTCAAGTGGCTACTGGCTACATTACATCCACTTCAGCAGCAGCTACTACTATTACTTTGCCTACAGGTACTTTGTTAGGTGCGGCTATCGGTGCAGTTCAGGGCACAATTCACGAGTTGTACATTGACAATACCGCTGGTGCAAGCACAGTAACTATTGCTGTAGCTGTAAACGGTATTTTGTCTGATGCTGCAGCTACCACTGCTGCTAGTTTCGGTCAGTTAACTGTTGCTGCTGGTGTTACAGGCCAAGGCCGCTTTACTTTAATGTTCTCTAGTGCAACTGCTTATACGTTTACTCGTACAGCTTAATTAATCTTCGGGGGTAGTACAAACCCTACCTCCTTTAAACTTTAGGAGATTAATTATGGCAAATTTAGGTGTAGTTCGTTCGATTACTCAAGTAGGCACTTACGAGCCGTTTGAGCTTCAAGTTGCTCGTGGTCAGATTACTGGTCATGAAGTGATTAATATTTTTGGTTACAACCCAGACGTTGATACCTCAGAGGAATC